ATCCCAATGCTGCCGTTCTGCACTGGTTATTAGTTTATTATCTACTGGCTCCATATCTGACGTAAGATCAATACGTTCAACATCAAAGCCTACTTGCCTTCCCATAAACACATTAGTAATGTTAGGTACAAGCATTATAGTATAGCGTCCGTGATAATTGGGTTCTAAATCGTCGATGATTTGCTGTTTAATTTCATTAAATGTATACTTACCATCGCCCTGATGACGCACCATAATAACAACTTGTCGAGGGGTTGTCTTCTTTGGATCTCTATGATTGCTATAAGGCAAGCTAGCAATCTGTTCAAACATAGCACGATGGCCTGCGTTCCAGGGTTGGAAACGTCCTAACATCATGCCAGTATTCTTACTCCAATCGATCTCTGGTTCATATGCCATTATAATTTTGCCTCACTTAGTATATGCTTAACCCATTCTGTATCAGCAACGTAGTCGTGAAACTTACGCTTCCAAAAGTCAGGCTCGATGTATGGGAACGCAATTTCAATTTGCTCTGGGTTGAGTTTGTCTAGCATCTCTACACCTGTTGAACAGTTATAAATTACCCAACTACTTATACGGCCTTTTGTGATATCACTTACAATACGATTGGTGTTAGCGTATAAGAAGTAGTGATTGTACACACTCTCTTTTTCCTCAGCCCACTCTAGCATTGTTTCCATGCTACGCTCAAGTGCATCCTGCACACTCTCACGCTTTAGGTGTTCAAACAGAAAGTCCTGATATATAACATCTTTACACCAGTGATCTAGCTTCTTGTTTTCTTTAATTACATGATCTATAAAGCCACGTATGTTTATTGCACGTATGTTTTGACAGTACCTACCAAACTTCACAAACGCATTGTAGTATGGCGACTCTGCAAAGTCTGCATATGTTTTTAGTTTAGCACTGCCCTGCGTTAGTTCATAGAAACGCAGATAGGCTTGCATACCAATCTGTACGCCGGCCTCCTTTTCCTGTTGTGCTCTACGCTTGGGTTCACACAGATGCGCTGTTAGTGTGCTTTCCTTGCGATATCCTTTGCCGCAATACTTGCACACATAATCTTTAGTTTCCATACTATGATTAATTATAGCATCTGCAATGATGTCACGCAAGTCATTCATTCGCCACTGGCCTCAGCAAGCTCTTTGAGTTCCTGTTTTGTAGTGATACTGGCTAACAAGTCCAGTTCATCCTCTTTATATAGAGGATATAGTTCTGCCAGTTTTTTGCGGATCTCATTTGACTTGCTGCCGCCAGCTTTCTTTTTATGTCCAATCCACTGATGAAACTGATTGCCCATACCCGGACTTACTGTACATAGCAACTGCCAAACTAGTTTAGGATGCTTGCTAAGTGCAAAGTAGTTTACGTTCACACGCTGGTTGGTTGCCATGAGATAATATGCGTGAAGATCGTTACTGCCCTTGACTATGCTCATATACCTGTTGAGCAGGAAAGGCGTAATTTTTTTTTGCTGCTCGGGTGTACACTTATCCCAGAATTTCATATCCTTGCGATCTAGGGCGGCAAGAATAGTATTAAGTTTTAAATCGCTCAAAGGTAACTCCTAGTGTGTCTATATGCTCTGCTAGTGCTAGATAAAACATCTGAGCCTCATCCAGCCTACTAAACATTATAACATACCATCGTCCGTTATTCCTAGTTTCTGTATTGCGTGATACCTCTACATCTCTACCTTGAAAATATGCTTCTACTAGAGGATGAGTTCGAGCAATCATGTTCCTATGACTGTGTGAGTTAGGAGTGATCATATACTCAAAATGTCTGTAGTCACGCCTTACAATAATTCTACTACTGTGTGGACCGTCCCATTCATCGTAATTCATTACCAAGCCTTTGTAATGTCTACAATTTCGTTTTGTTTGTTAATCTCTTTTGCACAATATACACAGCGTGGACCTTCTCCAGTCTCTATAGGGATAGCCAGGATCTGACCCTGTTTTAGTTTTGGAAAAAACCATTTAACATCGCTGTATAAATCTACAATGTTAATTGGTAGATAGTCGGCTCTATAACTACTAATAGGGTTAAAAGTAAATGCACTAAATCCTCTATCGTTGAGACTGCTCATGTTGATCATCTCCAGATCGCCAATCTCTTTTTCACCGATTAGGATCTTCCAATCAACTGGCATACGGATTAAATTACCTGCTATATCTAGAACAAGTGCTGGGCTATTAAAACTTTCCAGAAAAATCAAAGGAATAAAAAAGTAATCTGGATTGCGAGGATCACTGTTGTCTAATATAGCAAACCTTAGTTCGTCTACCTCATCAGGCAATTCGTTCATTTCAAATGCGGTATCTTCTAGTGTTAGTATTCTCATTGCCAATCTACTTTCTGTATCTGGAACGGGTAATTCGCTTCTTTGTAGTACGTTTTACGTTTGGTAAGATGCCGTTTCGCGAATTTACATGTTGATGTAATATCCCATATCTGGACAAAGTCTTTGTCTTCTGCTTTTCTGATTCCTCTTCCGATGCTTTGGATAACCCTAACAAAACTTTTACCTGGTTCCAAAAGTACCAAATTGAATATCCTAGGGATATTAATACCAACACTGGCAACGCCATAAGTAGCAATAATAACCTTGTCAGTTGCATCAGCCACCTCATCATAATGGTCCTTACGTTCTTGTGCTTTCGTTCCACCGCTAACAAAAACGGCGCCCGGAATCCTCGCTTGTAATTCTTTTCCTGCATTAATCCTGTCTACCAAGATAAGTGTATTGCCGGAATCTTTAATGTTGTTAATTAATCCAGCAATATAATCTAGTCTATCAGTTTGCTCTAATAGATATTTAAGCTCACTCTGATAGTTAGAGTATTCTTTTAAGTCGATTAATTGTAACACATTCACTTCGCATTGTGCAAGAACTCCTTTGGCCTGTAAGTCACTTGCGCTAATCTGATTAGTAACTGGTCCCAGACTGCACAGCAAACTGAACTTCTCAAAGTCCTCTTTGGGTACCGTGCCTGTTAGTCCCCAACGTATAGGTATCTGACTCATAACTCCTGTTAGTAGTGTCTTTAGAGCATCTGCTTTAGCCATGTGTACTTCGTCTACCATAATACACACGACACCCTCTAGGAACTCCTGTATAGTAATAGGTGCTACTTGGTTCTTAGTGTTCTTTAATAGTATATTCAAGCTCTGCCACGTACAAATAGTATGTGTATGTCCAAACTCTTTACGGTCACCATAGAACACACCAACATCAAGTCCCATATTGATGTAGTCCGCCTCTGTCTGTGTAACCAAACTCTTGTTAGGTACAATGACAATAGTACGCCCATGTGCTTCGCATCTATGACTTAATACGGCTGTTATAAGTGTCTTGCCTGCACCAGTTGCTACTTCCTGTAGGCTCTGTGGGTTAGCGAGGAAGTTATTGATAACTTCTACCTGATAGTCACGCAGTACAATAGGCTGACCCGCTGCTGGATGCTTATCGGGCCATGTCCATTCACTGTAACTGTCTTCTGTTACAGGCTCTAGTGGGTAGTCCATTTCGTAGTCACGTGTATCATTTAGTGTCACATCGTAACCATCGCTGGCTAGTATGGGCAGGATCTCCGGCAGTAGATTAATATATGTGCTACCACCAATCTGAAAGAATGCCATCTTACCATCCCAACGTCCTAGTCTGACTGCTGGCATGTAACGTGCACCAGGGATTTCAAACTTAAACTTGTTACTCAGCTTGCGACGAGTATCAAGTTCCAAGCCTTCAATCTTTACATTTACTTCATCTTTTACATGCAGAATAGCAGGTTTCATCGCAGTCCTTTTTGCCCCAGTTGTCTTGCAGGAAAGCAAAACTATTGAGCTGTTCTTGTAGTGTGTTGCCTTGTGCTTGTATGTGAGTGTTAACACCGTGGTAGCAACAAGGTAAGATGTTACAGTCTACATCTACATAAATGGTACCGTCTCTTAACATCTCACAATCTATTATAGCATTACTGCGATCATTATGCAAGTTAATAGGATTAGTACGCAGTTCTATCTCAAAATCTCTATCATACTCGTAGGGTTGTACATCCCTATCAGCAGGTAGCAACCAACCTATTTCCTCACCCGTGTTATTTAATATAGGTCCCCAGTCTCTACCAGCTCGTACCAAATGAAAATTACTAAATCCCAACTCCGCACTTAGTTCTCTAGCACGATCTATCTGATGCATGTTATGTCTAAACACAACGAACTTCCACGTGGCACAGCCGCCTGCACTAATAAATGCATCCACACGTTCCATTATGTTATTCCAAACTACATCCTGCCTATAAATGTGATTGGTATCCTCTAGCCCGTCTATACTAAACCAAATGTCGACACCGTTCTCTGCCAGCTGGCGATAGGTCTTCAGTGCGCCCATGCTACCATTTGTGTTGATAGTAACATGTTTGAACTGGTATGCAAGTCCCATTGGGTCCGGATGCATCATAGGGTCGCCATGGTTACCACAGAATAATGCATAAACAGGCGGCAACTGATCTGTGATCTTACGTAATTCTAAAGGCTTCATGTGCTTTAGTTCTACGTTTACAGGCTGATTCCAACCACAGAAGTTGCGTGGACATTGTGGGCAACGAGCATTGCAGTGTGTTGTTATTTCACAATGTAAGCTGATGATCTTTGATATATCTAACAATGTTTTCCGCTATCTGTTTGTGACCTTGTTCAAGTGGGTGTCCATTTGGTCCTTGTGGTGCTCCATAAGCCCACTCCACTAGTCTACCTGCATAACAATCTGTTGCTATAGGCTCGTCCCAGGTTGTACAAAATACTTTGGGCACACGAACGTATCTATCTAACAGTTTAACCTGGGCACTGTATTTACTTCTAGCCCAATCACTATCCCATGACCTAAATATTTCAGGGCTTGTATTAGGTGTGCAATGCTTGTGTGATAGCTCTATTCTATCGGGTGTAGTCCATGCGATGATGCATAGGTCAGGCTGTGAGTGATCTAGGTACTCTACTGTAGTTCTTACAATGTAGTCATTGCTAGCACCAGGCCATGCTAGATTGTCTACAGTATAGCCTAGCTCTTGTGCTACTAGATAGGGCCATGCTAGTAATGTATCCTCTAGCTCTACACCTGCTGTAAAACTATCACCGACTGTATATAAAAGCATATTAGTATTATACACAAAAGGAAACGGCGGGTCTATATTCTAGACCCACCGTCCCAATAACTGCACCTCTGAGGAGGAGGAGGAGCGTGGTGCAGTTATATTCTTATTATACTAATTATACGCGCCGCATGCAAGTACTTTCTGCAAGCATGCGCCACTTTTCTGAGATCTTCTTGAGATCTGCAATCTTCAGTGCCATACGCAGGCTCATTTCACGTAGCTTGTTACGATTCTCGTACATGAAGTCCAGGATCTCCTGCTCTTCTTCTTTTGAGAAACCGTATTCACTGCCCCAAAGCGTACCAGTACGTGCAATCTGCCGGATACGCAGGTACTTGTCGCGCATTGTATCCAGCGTGAGATCCAGATAGTGGCAACGGCTCTGCAGGGCTTCCAGGTGATCCTGCAGACGCTTGCTCTTGATATTCTCAAACTTGATGTTCGTAATAAAGCAAGCAGTACCCTTGAACTCAAAATTGTTAGGAATGCCCTCGTTACGCAACTTAGCACTATCTGCGTTCCAGAAGATCTTGCGCTTCTTGCCACTATCAAGTGCAGCCTTAAGAATGTTCAGTGCGAGATCATCCATAAGCACACTATCGCAGTCGTCGAACACAACCACGCTACCTTTGTCGCTGTACTCGTAGAGTTTAGCATACAAGCCTAGTGCAGTCATCGCACCCTTTACAACCTCAAACTTACGGCGCTTTCCGCCAATATCCTCGAAGATGCTCTGCTCTTCTAGAGTCTGCGTAACACCGTAGCTCTTGCCAACACCCGGAGGGCCCGACACAATCATTGCACGAATGTCGCCGCTCTTAAGAGCGCCAGTCATTTCATTGAGGATCTCAAAACGCTCCTCAATCTCGTTCATACGCTGTTCATCTTCTTCAGCAGTATATTCACGTTCGCCTTTCTTACGAGCGACTTCAGCAGTAGCAACCTTTGCACCCTGCTGCGCCTCAAACGCATCGGCTTCTACGAACACTGCATCGTCCTTGCTAGCAACGTTGATGCGGATGGTATCACGCCCAGCAATAATCTTGCTAGCGTCTACCGTAATGTAGGTACCCTTAGCACCTTCAGTAAAATCCTTAACAACCGGAAAA